GTCAGGGGTGGGCAAGACTTCTCTTGCTCGTACCCTAGACAATTCCAAGACTTTGTTCATGGACTTGGAGGCGGGTGATGCGGCAATCGAAGGCGTAGCCATTGATGTCATTCGTCCGCGCACATGGACAGAGTGCCGCGATTTCGCGGTATTCTTGGGCGGCCCAAACCCGTCTCTGGGAGAGGATGCAACATATAGTCAGGCGCATTATGATTATGTGTGCCAGACATACGGAAATCCGGCAGATGTTTTGTCTAAGTATGACACAATCTTTGTGGATTCGATTACCGTAGCGGGGCGCTTGTGCTTCACGCATTGCCAGAACCAGCCTGAGTGTAAATCAGACCGTACTGGAAAGCTGGACACTCGTGCAGTCTACGGTATGCAAGGGCGTGAAATGATGGGGTGGTTATCGCATCTTCAGCACATCCGCGACAAGAATGTAATTTTTGTTGGCATTCTTGACCAGAAAGTAGACGAGTATGGGCGCGAGACTTTTGAGCTTCAAATTGAAGGCTCTAAGACAGGCAGAGAATTGCCAGGTATCGTGGACGAAGTTATCACAATGGCAATCATGTCAGACGATAATGGTGCGCCATACCGCGCCTTTGTATGTCAGACCCTAAACCAGTGGGGCTACCCCGCCAAGGACAGGTCTGGCAGATTAGATACTTTAGAAGAGCCGCACCTCGGCAACCTTTTAAAGAAGATGAGTGGCGGTACGCCACAAAATGAACGTCCGATGGACTTTGTAAACCCTAATGAAGTGAGTGGAGTGGAAGAAAATGCTTAACCTTAATGAAGTAGAAACTGGTAGTGAACAGAAGCCTCTTGAGCTTATTCCAGACAAAACACCTGTTCGTGCGATTATTAACCTTTTAGGCGGCGACAACGAAATGCCTGAGTTTGGGCCAGGATATCTTTTCAAGAAGTCTATGTCTTCAAGCGCAGTATATTGCCCGATGGAATTTACCATTATTGGCGGTCAGTTTGATAAGCGGCGCGTATGGCACAATCTGTTTGTGCACGGCGACAAGATGAATAGTCAGGGCGTCCCTGTGGCGCGTCAGATTGGCCTTGAAACGCTTCGGCGCATGGTTGACAGCATTCACAATTTGAAGGGTGCTGACATGTCTCCAGAGGCCCAGCAAAAGCGTAACATCGCTGGCCTTGAGGCCTTGCAAGGGCAAGAGTTTTGTTTCTTGGTGGGCGTAGAGCCAGAGCAGAATGGATATGCTGCAAAAAACAAAATGACTGTCGCGTTAACACCAGATAACAAGGATTACGTTTCTGGTGGCGGAAATGCAGCAGTAGCCCCAGCGGCTTCTCCATTGTCTGCAATGCCGCCGCAAGTGCAACAAGCGATGAATGCTCAGGCTCCTACTGTAACAGCAACGGCTGGAGTAGTTCCAGCTTGGGCGCAGAAGTAAAGTAATTTTCTGGAAGTCAGGATTACAGCGAAAGCTGTGCGTCTCCAGAAATAGAGAAAGGTAGTCTAATTGCCGGAGGGAATGGCTACAAAACTACTTTTCTTGAAAGAAGGGTCTTGCTTTGTTGCTAGGCTAGACCCTTCTTCCTCTAACACCAGCAACATCAGAAGGGCCGCTATACAAACGGAAGGGCGGTATGGATAAGAAAATGGCTTTAACCAGCATTGTAAGTAAACAGCGCAAGCTTTCATCAGAGCTTTCACTAAACGACCAAACCAAAACTCTAAAGTCTTTGATTAAAAACCCACCAGAGAACAGCCGCGTCTGCGAATTTACTCCAGAGCTTGCTGAATACATTCTGGACAAAACGAAGGGCAACTTAAACATTAACAACCGTCCGCGTAAGTCTCAAAAAATCATTGAGTATAAGCGCGACATGCAAATTGATAATTGGTCACTTACTGGTGATACGATTAAGTTCGGAACAGACGGTTATCTAAAAGATGGGCAGAACCGTTTAGCCGCGTGTATCCAGGCGCAGACGCCTTTTACTACGCACGTTACTTTTGGCATTGACCCGAATACTTTTCATCATATGGACACGGGCAAAAACCGTGGTGCAGACGATGTTCTAGCTATTATGGGCGTGACAAACTCTAGTAAGATTGCTCAAGAAATTAAATTCCTTCTTAGTTGGGAGAGGGGCAAGACCAATACGGCTGGGGTAACTAGCAACGACCAGATTAAAAATGCTTACTTAAACAAGTATAATCCTGATGTGTTGCAAGAGGGCGTTTCATGGGCGCGGAAAGTGTACGCTCAAACTCGTTATACTCATGGTCAAGTCGCAGCAACATTTTATCTTGCTGTGCAATCTGGGTACCGTGATGAGATTGAAAGCTTCTTTACTTTCTTGATGTCTGGTACTGGAAAGGCAAACAGTGGTCCTGTTAAGCTTATGAAGCATATTACGTTTATGCGTACAAACAGAATGCACATCAGTTCGCATGATTATTCTGTTTTGTTGAGCCGCGCTGTTCATTGCTTTTTAAACAAAAAAGCCATGACTAGAGCGGACTTAAATGTTACTCTTGCAGACAAGCGGATGCCTCTGCCGTCTGCTAAATAAAGTTAAAAGGCGTACTAACGGCAATCTTGTGATGAAAGAGCTGTTAGCTGGTTTGGGTGGCACCAGTGCCGTAAAGCCACCCACCTTTGCGTCATAAGGCAGGGCTAAAGATGCTGTACAATAACGACTTCAGCCATGACCTTTTAGTAGGACAAGTTGCCGAACAATTCCTCGGTGATTTACTCCAGAACAAAAAGGTTGAGGTGAAGCACGATAAAATAGCTCATAAGTCTGGGCGTGTGTTCGTTGAATTTGAGTGTCGCGGTAAACCGTCAGGCATTACAACAACACAATCAGATTTTTGGGCTTTTGTTTTAATTACAGGTGTGGTCATAATTGTGTCAAAAGACAGGTTAACTGAATTGTGCAATAACGAATATAATAATGGTAATGTTATGCGTGGTGGGGATAAAAACACATCACAGGGCTTCTTGGTTAATTTAGACAATTTATTAAGGAAAGTTTAATGTCCGACTCTGAAAGAATGCTGGAAAGAAAAAAGAGAGAGAGGCTTTTAAAGCTTCAAGAGTGGGACAACATTATTCCAGATGGCGCATTCGTTGACGCAGACGTTAAAGAAGAAATTACTGGTAGGCACATTCATAAGGGCACAGAAACGGGGGCAAAAAGCGCAAGCTCTTTGGAAGAATAAATGCGCGTGGAAATTAATTTAACATTATTCTTTGAGGATAAAAGCTCACAAAGCATTGACGGCTTTTTAACTGTAAGCGAAGCGGCAGAAGATGAAGAAATTTTAGACGCGATGGGAGATTTTATTGAAGGCGCGGCTAATAAGCATAAGTTTAATTTTACCTCTGGTATGGCATATATGCTCGTAAACGAAGACGAGGTATATCATGTCACATTTCAAAACCCAGAGTTGCAATTGGAGGGAACGGAGTTATGCAACATAATAATTCCAGACGGAGTGACGGTACATTAGAAACATTAGAGAAAAGCGATACACTTACTAACGCCGCTAAAATATTTAGCGAGTTGGGGTGGAGCAAAAGGCTTTGCGACCTGAAGGAGGAAGAGGTTCTGGGTATGGTCGCTTATTTTCAAAAAATGAAGGAAATTAGAGATGAATTTACCGAGCAAGGGCTTCTTGAATTTGAACAGAGTATCACCAGTTCTGACTCCGAAAAGTTTCCAGACGACCCCATTCCATTCTGATGCCATAGAGCTTATTGCGTACAATATAGATAAAGCAATCTGCCATAAGAACGATGAACAGCCGAGAAGAAAATACTTAGGCGGCTCGTCTCTTGGTAGCGCGTGTTCTAGGCAAGTTCAATATAGATACATGCAAGTCGAGCCTGATGATGACAAAGCCTTTCCGGCCCGTACATTGCGTATATTCGATATGGGTCATTTCATTGAAGACTTGATTGCTGGCTATCTGAGGGATGCTGGGTTTGGATTAAAGACGCACGACTCACAAGGCAAGCAATTTGGATTCGCGGTGGCTAACGAGCAAATAAAAGGCCATATAGACGGGGTTGTTACTTCTGGGCCCGTGCCTATGCACTATCCATTCTTGTGGGAGTGTAAGTCAGCCAACAGTAAAAAGTTCGGTGAATTTGTTCGGAAAGGTGTGGTAGAGGCAAACCCTGTATATGCAGCACAGGTTGCTTTGTACCAGGCGTATATGGACCTGACAGAAAATCCGGCCTTGTTTACCGTGATGAATAAAGATACAAGTGAGATTTACTACGAGCTGATTCCTTTTGACAAGGCGTTGGCTCAAAACACAAGTGATAAGGGTGTAGAGATATTGAAGGCTACAAAAGCAGGGGAAATGCTGCCGCGTATAGCGGCTAATTCAGATTACTTTGCTTGCAAATGGTGTGAGTTTCGTGAAACATGTTGGGCAAAATAAAGAAAGACCCCTGACAAAAATGCCAGAGGCCTTTCAAGTGTGAAACGAAATCAGAAAAGGAAACAATCGGACTTCAGGATACAATATAATGAGTGTTATACGTTTTGACAATACTAAATCTGGTACGGCGCATGATTTAGTTGAACAGATTAGCCGTGATGTTCCACGCTCAGTTCAGGTGGAAATGCTGATTGAAACATACCCAAATGGGAAAGTTCGGGGGAACGATTTCTTTATCGGGTCACTGGCTGGCGAGGCTGGTGAAAGCTTGAAAATAAATATTAATCAGAACAGCTCTGACTTTATGCGCGGTCAAGACTTTAATGGCGGTGAGGGTGTTGGCGGTATCGTCAAAATTCTGATGTCAGCACGCGGTATGCGCCTGCCTGAAATCAAAGAATTGTTCGGAACCTACATCGGAGATGACACGGTGCCGCGTGCGCCTGTCAATCCAGCTTGGCGCACAGAAGGTGGCTTAAACCTGAACAAGATACCAGTAGGAAGCGGCACTGCAACCAGCACCACAACGCCAGCAGAGCCTACGGCAGAGAAAGTTCGCATTGATATAAACACAGCTCACAATGGGCAGTGGGATTATATCAGCAGAGATGGCGAGGTTTTAGTATCTGTTCGGCGTTATGATATTGACGGCAAGAAAGAGTTCAGGCCCTGGATTCCAGGGGTGTCGTATCCGAAAGCGCCTGATGTTCGCCCATTGTACAACATACCGTACATCTTAGAAGAGCAGAGAGTTGTATGGGTGGAGGGTGAAAAATGCGCTCAAGCATTGATAGACGCAGGCATACCAGCGACCTGTACCCTTGGCGGAGCGGGCGCTCTTACCCGTAAGAACGTGGATAAGTTTGACTTTACGCCACTTCGGGGCAGGGACTTAATTATCTGGCCTGACAATGATGACGCCGGAAAGCGCCTATCTGAAATTGTTCGGGAAGTGGCGCTGGAGGCTGACGCTAATTCAGTAACCGTGCTTAACCCACCTATGGATAAGCCAAGCAAGTGGGACGCGGCAGATGCCATTGACGAGGGATTTGATGTTGAGGCGTTCATTGAGAAAGGCTCGGGGAACACAAGGCGCAGTATTAACCTTCTGAACGATAGCCTGCTAGTGTCTCGCTTTACTGGTGAAGCGCCTGTACAAGAGTTCTTGGTTGACGGCACGTTTCCTATCGGGGTTCCGATTATCTTTGCGGCGGCAGGCGATGCTGGTAAAGGCATGATGACTCTTGACCTAGCGATGAAGGTTGCAGCAGGCAGGCCCATGCAAAACGCTTTCGGGGGAATTGTTCGGGAGTTCGGTGATGTTGTTATCTTCACAGCAGAAGATGATGAATCTGAGATGCACAGACGTATTGAGCGCTTAGATGAAGCGGGCCTGCGGTTTGATTACCCGAACAAGTTGCATGTGGTACCGCTGCCGAATGTTGGTGGCACATTCCCCATTTTGCGCGAGTCAATGGGCGACTACAGCGAAACTGATGAGTTCAAGAAGATATATGAGCAGTTGATTCAGTTGGAAAACCTGAAGCTTATCGTGTTTGACCCGTTAGCATCTTTTGTTCACGCGGACGTAAATGCTGACCCTGCGGCAGGCGCGGCCTTAACGGGCTTACTGGCTCGCGTGGCAACAGAAACAAACTCTTCTGTAATCGTGTGTCACCACATGACTAAGGTTAAGGATGATACCGTAATCAATAAGCCAGAGCAGGCGCGTAATCTAATTCGTGGTACGTCTGCATTGGTAGATGGTGTGCGTTGTGCGTTTGCTATCTG